TACAGTTTGCCAAAGGTGGACTAGCTACTCAGATGCAGGCAGTGATGTACAAACCATAATGAAAAAGCCCCTTAGTTGGGGCTTTCTTTTTAGTTTAGCAAGTCGTTAAGGCTTGTCACAATATTCTCTTTCTTGTTGCGAACAACCTTACGAGATTCTTGCTCATCTACCCAGTCTTTCTTATACAAAGCCATAGTTGTATAGAACTCAGCAAGCTCATTAATTATAAGCTCAAGCTTCTCCAACTTCACATCATATTCTTTAGCATCATACACATTGAAATCTAGTGATATTTGACGACTGCAATCTGTGATTGTTACGTCAGCAAAAACACTATAGGTGCTAAGCTCAAGGCCGCACTGAATAATAGCAATGCCTTCTTTCTTATTCAAAAACTTGCGTGTTGTTTTCTTAATTGATTTATACATGATTATGCTTTCTTAGTTATTAAATTTATCTAAATAGTCAATTGCTTTTTGTAAAGTTTCTGTAGATTCTTTGGCTTTACCTAATAGTGAATTACAGAACATACAGAGAAGCTTTCTAACATTACCAGTTTTATGACAATGATCTACATATAAGGCAGTAGCGGCACAGCCTGATGAACCTCTCGGTGCTTCGTTTTCATGAACACCACAGATGGCGCACTTACATTCTTGATCTTGTCTCATCTTATTGTATATATCTTGGTCAATATTATATTTATACTTTAGATGTCTATTGCGTTCTTTCATTAAATATATAATATATTCTTCTTTATCATCCTTTAGTTTATTTAATCGGGCACTGCGGACAATTTCACTATGATCTTTTACAGATTGTCTATATTCTTTTCTTTTATGACTATTGTTCTGTTGATACTTTTTACAATTATCAGAAGAACATTGTTTACATATCCTCATCTTACCATCAGTACGAGAAGAATCTTTATAAAACAAATCTAAAGAAAAACGTTGTTGGCATTGTCCGCATTGTTTCATTATTTGTCAGCTTTTAATTTATCATAGTTATCCCAATAACCCGCATTCCAACCACGCTGCCACTCTTGTCCCTGTACCGATACCAGTTCATATTGATTAACAAGCCATCCCTTAAGGAAAGCATAGTAACCTTGTTGAAACTGAATCTTCAACGGGGCACGACGATCTGCTGTACGCAGGGTGTTAGTGTTAATACTCATGTTGTTTCCTTAGACATTTCTTCACGCAACAGATAGCCCTCAAGAGGCCAGACATTATTGACAGCATCTTGATAGCTATACTGCTCACCAAGTGCTGCGTTAAAAGCAGCAGGGTCTGCACAGGCGCTAGTGCCCAACACATCATACCCATTCTTCATAGTGAGCAAACACACAGTGGTGGTGGTGTTCTCCAGCACGGTATATTTAACTGAGTCAATCTTATCTAATATGTCATTCATCGTCACCTTGGTGCGACGAAGATCTACATTAGGTTGGTTCATATAGCATCCTTTAGTTGTGAGATTTTCAAATTATAACAATCAGATTTAACCACATACTTATTAGCTGGGTCAACAGTTCCTTTTGCCATGAACACTGCATCAGCTAGGTAGGCTTGCTTAGCATAAACACCCAAGTACCAACCAACTGTGAAGTCATTCTTTACACGTACAAAACAATAGTAGTCACAGGCTTGCTTAGTATTCAAGCCAGCTACACTGCATTCGTAATAGGGCAAAGGAATAGCACTGGTCTGTTTAGTCTTTACATCAATTGTCACACCATTCAATACAAGATCATAGTCGTAGGTGTTTATAAGTTCACCACCTAGTACCTGCTGTGCAATGTCTTCACCAATGAAGCCAGCAATGTTGCCAGCCCCACTAGTGATGCTATTGTACAGCTTGCCCATAGCAGCTGCCTTATCTCGTGCAGCGATAAGCATGTCTGCGCTAATCGGAAGTTCAATCATAGTGTTAAGTTAAAAGCAAGTAGTAAGATTGCTGTAGTTATTAAGATGCAAAAGGGAATGAATGAAGCTATTTGTAATACTCTATAGTATTGCTCCGGGGTTTTGACAAGTTGAAGGGCCGTCATAGTTAGAACAACTAGAAGGAAGAATGAAAACAATATTAGCACAAAGGTAACCATTACAAACTCTCTATAAAAGCAGAGGGCTGTTATACCCTCCACTGGTTGATTATACCCCGCAGCTACCGCCCTTGCCAGAAATGTCACAAATGTCTAGCTCTTCGTAGACAACATCTTTGTGTTTTAGAGCTTCTTCATACGGTACAGCAGTGAGAGGTTGACCACCACGGCTGCCATCAGGATAGCAAGTAAAACCACGCAGACGAGGGGCATACTTAGCTAACGTAGCAGCAAAGGTTTTCACTTCATTCTCGTTGTTGTGCTTAGTTCCCCACGATGGTAGGTTGATGGTGGATGAAATGGACATGTCAACATAGTCCTGAATGTCTGCTTGAAACTTGATGCGCTGTTCGTAGTTTTCACTAAGGTCTAGAGCACTCTCAATAGCATCTGGCTTAACCCCATATTGTTGAATGAGCAAGTCGGCTGTACCGTCCACAACATATTGATACTTCCATTTCGTTCCTTCAGTGAGGAAGCGGCGCTTATACGCAACAGCAAACAACGGCTCTATGCCTGTAGTAGTACCCGCCAAGATACCAATGCTTCCAGTTGGAGCAATTGCACGATAGGCAACAGGACGACTAATAAAGAACCTATCACAGTGCTCGTCGGCAGCTCGTTTGCTTTCATCGCGGTATACAGCTAACCATTTGTGTAGTTCTGAAGACACTTCATATTTATACCCCTTCTTCAACAACCATTCGTGGATACCCATTAGACCAAGACCAAGGCGACGATTCTTTTCACGAACCTTGTACACCTTCTCATAAGGCAAGTCAGCACGCAACGTACCGCACACCAAGAACTTAGAACCAAGCTCCACCACTTGTTTAAACTCTTCAATGCTAGTGATGCGTCCCATGTTAATGCTCCCTAAGTTACACACATCACTGTCATCTTCTGACGTAACTTCAGTACAAGCATTACGCAATGTTTCGTTTTGTTTAGCCCCAAAGTTAAAGCTAAATCCGGGCTCAGCAGTCTCCATTGCTTGACGAACATTCTGCAAAAACACAGCATTGTTCTCAAGACCGCCAACCATAGAGGCATCATCATAATTAACGCTGATGTTTGTCATGTCTAGTGGTGCAGAAGCATTGAAGTCTTTAAGCTTCATAGCTTTAATGTCTTCACTCCAGTTCTTGATGTACAGAAACTTCTGAATGTCTTCATGTTGCCAATTCAAACTAGCGTAAATGGCAGAGCGCCGACTACCACCTTGCATCACATTGCGACCAATTTCATTGATGGCAGACATAAGAGGAATGGGGCCTGATGCGGTGCCACCAGTGCGTGACAGAGCCTTGCCAGCAGGGCGCAGGCGCGAGTAGTCAATACCAATACCACCACCTGTCATTAGGCATGACATAGCCCGCCATGTAACGTTGCTCCACTCCTCGCGTGTGTCTTCTTCAGCACGAAGCAAGAAGCAATTGTTGTAAGCTTTAAAAGGGCGACCGGCGTAGTATAGGTAGCGACCACCGGGAATGAACTTCATATCCTTGATTAACTGTGTTAGCTGTTTACGATCATCACTAGACATCAGAATTGGCATAGTCCCATTACGACTACCACAAACATCTTCCACTAGACGCTCAGCCAGTTTTGCCCAAGTATCACCGGGGCCTTGAGCATACTTAAAACGAAACACATTCTCTGCAAAACTATTGCGAAACTCACTCATTATATTTTCCTTAATTAAAAAAGGAGCACAGCGGCTCCAGAGGGGAGAGCAGTTATACCTTTAACGATCGTCCCCGCTACCAGTAATAACATTACGTTCAAAGCGGCTATTCAGCTTGTCAATGTTGTGTTCACAGATTTCTGATAGTGTAAGGTCAAAGTCAGAAGCAACAGCAGCCACCATCCACATCAAATCACCAAGTTCTTTCTTAAGGTTTTGACGAAGAACTTCATCATCACCACCATCACGAAGATGCTTAGCCAATATGCCCAACACCTCACCAGCTTCTGCTCCTAAGTTAAGAAGGGCATATGCTTCGTCGGCTGACGGCAAGCGGAAGGTCATAGCCTCTAGTTGATAATTGTTTAGATCATTCATAATTATTCCATTCAGAGACTATAAAACTCAAAGAGTAATAGCGTTTAGCGTTGCCGGGATAGAGGTTGCGAGAAACGTAAAAGCCTCCCGAAGCTGTCAGGTAGTCTGGCTCTTCTGAGTTGGCATTCTTCGCACAGTTCAAAAGCATCCTTGCATGCTTACGTAGCTCTCCAATAGTGGGAACACCAGCAGAGGTTGCCCATGTCCAGTTTAAAGCTGTCATAGCTTGATGCGCTTTCTCGAAATCAAACTCATCAAGAATTGTTTCAATATCGTCCTGTTCGTTTTGCATTTAAAGTTTCCTTAGTTTAGCATGGGCCATTGTGATGTTCAGTTGCGTTGTAGAAAGTAGTTTTAAACATTTCAACAACGCTTCTCATATCTCCATCATGCTTATCACAGTTTCTTATTTGATAAGAAAAGTCAGTGATTAAATTATGATAAGAACGAGCGTTTAAATATATCAATGCTTCGGCTTCGTCTTCACATTCAATTGTAATTTTGAAGCTCATGTTATTTCCTATTGCGATAAACTGCAACTACTGTAACCATAGCTATAGCTACAATTGGCATTAAATATAATGGCATAAGAACCAGCCACCAACTCCAGTCAATAATGTTAGTTAGCTTAAGACCAACAAACAAAATAGTTAATAGTGATAAAAACATATCAATCCTTTTTCTTTCTAAGTAATCTTTCTTCAGCTGTCTTTTCCTTGTGGCACTTCTTACAGAGAACTTGCAGATTAGAAACTTCACAATACAAACGATCCATGTATGTTTCCCAATCTACAAAGCCCACCTTCGGATCTACCACAGGGTTCTTATGGTCTACCTGCACATCCTTATCAACGAAAGCTTGTTTACAACTAGCGCATTCAAAGTGTTGTGCAAGCTTACCAGTCTTTACATTAAGCCGCCTACCTACAAGCGCCACCTTCTTCGCATCATACTTAGGAATCCACCCACGCATTGCTGCTCTTAAGGCAGAGGCAATGAAGCCTCTGAAGCGCCCTTGTGTCCATTGTCCGTTGTTGTAACTTTCCCTCATGTGTTAAGTTCCGTCAACTTTCTCAGTTACCAATGATTGTAAATTGACACGCTGATCGTAATCATGCAGCAGGCTGTTCACAAAGTCAAGCGCTTCTTTCCTAGTGATGCAAACAAACTCAGAGTGGTCATCATCTTCGTAGACATCAACAATGTAGCCAAAGTTCACAGGGCGAATAGATGCTTCCATTAGTGGCCCTCAACTTCAACAACAGTGAAAGTGATGTCAGTGAAGTCAAGGCGATCAAGAGCATATGCAACATGAGCTTTAACAGCATCAATCAAATCTTCTTTGCTAAGGTATTGATCTCGCAAGTCGGCGCGTTCGCCATTCGCGGATAGCGAAAGGTTAATAGTAATCATTGTGTACCATCCTTATCAAACGCAAGTAGAAATAACATACAGCACATAGCGTGCGCAAGGTGGCTCATACCAGTCTCAGCATCCTTCTTCTCACCACCAGCATACGCTGCGAAGTGACGAAAGCCTGCGTCAATGTAACGTTGCCGTGCATTAGGAACCTTCTTCCAATTGTCTCGGCCACTTATCTCCTTCATGCTTTCGCAAGTAGTCGAATGCTTTGCTTGTCCAACCAACTTTTTCAAAGAATCCAAGTGCAAAGTTACAACTTTTACAAAGTCGATCTCTAACTTTTCCAGTGATGTGATTGTGGTCGATACACAATCCATCTGTTTTTCCACATATAGCACAAGCTGATTGTGCAAGTAGCAAATCAAGCTGATCATCTGAAATTCCATAGTTGCGCTTAAATGCTTGACGTCTATGTTTTTCCTTTGCGTCAGGATTGTTATCCATCCACTGGCGTTTGTAAGAATTAAGAGATTCTCTGTTTTCTTCTCTATACTTAAATTGTCTAGCATTATATGCCTCGGAATTAAGTTGTTGGTTCTTAACGTTGTAGCAAGATTTACAAAGTCCTTTGCTGCATATTTGGCGATCTCTTTTGCAAGACTCACATAACAATTACATTCTCCTTTGGTTGTGTATTTCTTAGCACCATAGGTCAGCACATCAACAACCTCAGAGAATGCAGCGAATGGTACTAAGCTCCACTGTGGCTTGCCTGAATCAAACTTCACACCCGACAATGGTGGAGTATCCTCGGGCAAGGTGTTATTGATCATCTCAATATATTTAAGACGTTCATTGCTCACTGTAAACCTCCTGTCGTTGGCGTGTCCTCGGTTAAGATGTAAGTTGGCTCAAAGTTTATTTGACTAGGAATGAGTGTCTCTTCCTCTGGCACACCCAAGGTAAGCTCACAATGGGCACGAACCTTCTCAGCCACATCACTATCAATCTCCATCAACGATGCTGTAGACGCAATCATCAGCGCAGCAGCCAGCAGCTTCTGAGCATCTTCTACAGAGATGGTTAGTGGGCCAATGGCAGTGAGCATCAGAGTGTATTCACCAGCCCAGTCATTGTCATTTTTAAGCGTTGGACGAAGAATGATGATGACATCGTTTGGTTTAAGTTCTTGTTCCATAATTATCCTGTAAAGTTTATGAAGCTTCCGGGTGGTAGCCACATCTGGTTTGGTTTACGCCGTAGCCACAACAGTCTAGCATTCTCTAGCACCCTTGTGGCGTTTCCGTTGTACGCATTCAAGCATACACAGTAAAGATTTTCCTCATAGGTCAAGTCGTCAGAGCGTGTATCTTCATCGACACCCTGCATCAATAGCTTGTCAGCCTTGACTGGCCCTATACCTTTCAATCCCATGATGTTATCGGAAGTGTCACCTGTTAAGATTTGCTTATAGAAATTGTATAAGCCTTGCTCTTCAGTTATGTAGTATCCGATGTTCTTAATGAAATTGAAATGCCATCCTGCTATTTGATCAAAGTCTTTATCAACACTAACCATGATGCAATTGCCTTCACCATACGTAGTGGCATCCGTAGCAATAGCATCGTCAGCTTCGATACCTTCATACACAACAGCATCCCATGAATCAACCAAATGATTACGTAGTGCTTGATGATGCGCAGGCTTCGGTGCTGTGCGGTTGCCTTTGTATGGCGCAGTGATAGCAATCGACTCACGAAAGTTACCTTTCCCAGTTAGATAAAGTTTCCATTGATCAACGAAGCAGCCTTCGTATGTGCGATCAACTCCGCATGCAAGGATGGTGGCAATGTAGTTGCTAAGGCGATGCTTAGCTACGTCAACTGTCTCATCCTCACACGCGAAGGCGATGCGATATGCAAGCACATCAGCATCAATTAAAGCAATCATTACTCAGCGGGCACTGCTACAGGGTCAGCTTCAACAGGTGTCATCTGAGGCGCAGCTTGTTGCCGCATAAGAGCGACAACGGGTTCAGCAATCTTCAGAGGAAGTTCACCAAGTCCAGCCATGACAATGTTTGCTTGATCAACAGAGAGTTCAAAAGTTAGTTTCATATTAGTTTCCATATTAAAGTACATCCTCATCATCGGCACCCAAGGCACCACCGCCAACATACTCAACCAAGTCAGTGATGACTAGTTTAGCCAACGACGGGCTAAGACCCTTCTTGTTTTTATATGTCCAAGGGTATGAACCAATCAAGGCTTTGCATTTACTAGCATTGCCAACAAGCTCAGTGATCTCATCACCATCTGTATCGTACGCCTTAATGGGCTTCTCAGATTTACAGGTGATGTAGTTGCCCATCTCAGGCTTCTTGTCAGCATCGCTACTAACACTCAGTCCCATCTCTTCCAAAGCAGCAACAGCAGCGTCAGACAAGTTACAGATGTTCACCTGATACTTGCCAGACATTTCGTTGATCTTATCAAGTTGTGCCCAATAGGCATCGCCCTTAATCTTCACACGTTTTACTTCACTCATATAAACTCCAATCAAAAAACAGTGGCGCTAACGAGGCCACCTATGCCGCTTCTTTGTTAGAAGAAGAATTCACATTATACACAGAATACTAGTGGCACTCTCTCCAATTGTTTCCTATTTTTCCTTCCGCATCTACAGGGCACCGAAAGTTCAGGACTTCACCAGCTAACTTAGCGGCTTGCTCAATAAGCTTAGTGGCTTGTTCTGCCTGCTGCTCAGGCACTTCCCATTGTGTTTCATCGTGAACAAACGCTATCAGCTTTGCATCAATGTTGTTTTTTTGCAACAGTTGTGTAGCCTCTACAAGCCACTGCTTAGCTATGATGGCTCCTGCACTTTGTAATAAAGTGTTCAGAGCAGCGTGCTCACTCCTAACCCATACACGCCTACCATCAAGACCGGGCAGATGTCCCTTACTAGAGAACTGGGCAATCTTCTTCTTCAGACGAGCAAGACCGGGCGTGTTATTAATAAAGCTATCAATAAGTTTCTTACCCTTACCGCTATTACCACCAACAATGGAACCAGCTTTAGCAGCCCCTGCGCCATATAACACCCCGTAGGTTAAAGTCTTTGTTGTGTTCCGCGCTTTCTTGTGGTCAGGATTATTGTCATCCTTGATGGTTCCTTTCTCAATAAGGCCGAAAGACTGCGCGTTAAACCAGTGGATGTCTCCTTTTAGTAACTCATCAATCCAGCCTTGGTCATTAAGATAGTGGCCCAAACAACGAAGCTCAATCCCAGATAAGTCAACCCCTACTTGTTTCTTGCCAATAGGTACGCGCCACATCTCTCGACACTCAGCACCAAACGGACTACCTACAGAGGGTACCTGTGCCATATTAGGCTTGCTATGTGTACACCTACCTGTCACAGCCCCATTAGTTGTCACCCTACCATGTACCCTGCCGTCATCTTTAACAGTTTCTAACCAGCTACTGATCTGTGCCGCTCGTTTCTGTATCATCAGGTACTCAGACACAAGCCTAGCCTCTGGCAACTCAATACCATCTAGCACAGTTTCGTCCACAATGACAGCACCTTTATCTGTATGCTTAGTAAACTTAACACCCAATCCCATTAATCTTTCTGCAATTTGTTGCCGACTGCCGGGATTAAATGGATGTTCCCGTGTCTTCATAGGGCCAGCAACAGCTTCATCAACTATTGAAGACTTCCTGCCCGCCTTCTTTAACTTATCTCTCAATGCGGTTTTAGTCTCTGCCTTATATTCAAACAAATTCTCGTCAATCCATCCCCACCACTGCGGGGTCTTTAACGTCTCTATTGTTGGAGGAAACATCTCCTGCATGCTGCCTTCAATATCTGCCATCCGACCACTAAGCTGTGCCTGCAAAGACATAGCTTTAGGCATGTCTAGCATGAACCCATTATCTTCCATGCCTTTACAGATGAGAGCAACTTTGTGCTCTAGTAAAATTGAAGGCTCTTTAAATCCTTCCTTAGCCATCTCAACGATAAGATGTTGGTGCAGCTTTTCCAGCAACACTACGTCTTGCTCACAGTAGATAGCCATCGCTTCAGTGTAGCCAGCATCAAAGTCAGTGAAGCCTATCTTGTGACTTCCAAGACGTATGCCCCACGCTTCCAAGCTGTGTGGACTAGGTACTTTCTCCCCTGCTATAAAAGCAAGTTCAATGTCAGGCCGATATAAACGTGAGAGCACAAGCGTGTCTACTAATTTAATATCTTCGATGACTATACCCCACACCTTATGGAGCACGGGAGAATCAAAGCCAATGATGTTGTGTCCTGCCACTTCACTGTCTCCAATATACTTTTGCAGGCCTTCACTACTGCGCCAGTGTTTCGTCTCTTGTTCCTTCTTTGTCACACACAACCATATCTTGTCGTGCTTCATGTTGGTTTCTATGTCCAAGTAAATCATCTGGTACCTTTGTTGTCTTCGTTTCACTCTTCCACACTAACTGTCTGTCAAGTATGTATCCAATTAACCACCACTTACCCTTTCAC